TCATTCTATTTGCAACCTTAGTAGCCGCGATTTCTTTAATTGATTTAGCTATCAACAATTTAGGGTCTCTTGTTTTAGGAGATCCTTGAGCAAATCCTGGTTCGAATGTTTGATATGGGTTTTTCATGTAAGAATAAAACGCACTAATCATACCTTCACGAGATTGGGATAGTCTCTCTACTTGAACAGAGGAAGCAAATCTTCCAGTTCTATAGTTTAGTATCCTACGTTGTCCGCCTTTATACCCCTCATCACCCATATTAGCGGATACTACATTCTGCAAATGCATATTCAGTAGTACTTGTAAAGATGCTAAAGAATAGAACTGGCCTTGTACTGATCTTATTGGAGGTACTTTTGCTGGCCTAGATACGCTAGCAAATTTAGGTTTTGGTATATCTTTTGTTAATTTATTAACAGGTTTACGGCTATGATATCCTTTAAAAGTCTTACCGTGCAGCGCAGCAATTAGTCCTTCTGTAATATCTTCTAAAATAGTATTAGATCCGGGTGTATTTAATAGTTCCTCGGCGAAAGCTTTGGAGTTAGCTATTTTTTGTATCTCTTTACCTATTTTTAGTTCATAAGCAGATAACTCATTATTTAGTTCTTTTGACTGAATAGTTACTACTATTGCAACTTTGCCCAATATTTTGTTAAATGCATCAACATCATAATTAGGTCTGTCAAAGACGTATTCACAAGATATGTTATGCAAATAGTGGAGTTCATTAATTTGAGTGGCTATATCCACAAATGCTGGTGATCCAACAGTAACTGCATGAAACATTCTAAACAGTTTCTCATTCAGAGGACTGTGTGCGGATGTAATACCTTCTGTAGGTATATGTCCAATATTAATCAAAGACTTACCATCACTACCTATACCAACTAATTCTGACTTTATATCAGTACTATCTATTAATACAGCAGCTATTCTTTTCTGTACCTTATCGTACGTAGGGCCAATTATAAATTCGCCAAATTTAGGGTCATTGACAAAAAATACCTGATTACTGTTAGTACCTTTTAAACTTTGCAGTAACTTAACAGTTGCGGATAACGAATTTTTGTGTGGAAATAGGGTAGAAAATCTAAGTAAGATTTTACTATACTCAGATTTAGTTAGAGTACTGTCCGAAAACTTTAATGCATTAAACGAGATGTCTACCACATGAACTTTTCTGTTAAGTTCCAAACGAATAGTTTTAGTATTCGTATTTGCAATATCTACTACCCTATTTAGCATTATCTGCGGGTTAATAGCCATATTTAATTGTAGTTAGCGGTATATTGATCCAGCACACGTTTAATGTGCGAAGGGAGATTTGTGTTCGTAACATACTCGATCTGTACTGTATTAGTACCAGGAGCCTTATTAGAATGTACTGCCATGTCATTTTTCAAGTAGTACGAAATCAAATCAAATATTGCTAACTTCAAATCTTCGGGTAAAGTTTCATATCCTGCAGTGTACGTTAACTTATACCCATTTATACTTAATGGAAATTCTTCAGCTATTGCAGATATAGTGTTATCTGATCTCTTTAACACATAATCAGTATATTCTACTAACGAAGTGTAACTGTTTCCGTAATCAGCGGAATATTCTAAACTAGAGACACTTAAAATGGGATACTCATCTGGTACCAATGTTTTTAGGCCTCCATCAAAATACTCGGACTTTGCATCATTAACGTAGTCTACAAAACTCCTACGACAAAATGTCTTTACAAGAGCACTAACCTTAACTACTAAAATATCGATTAGGGTATCTTCTGTAGTAGTATTAATACCAGCATATGCTTTATATTCTGCTTTAGTTACTAGTGAGATTCCCATGTTATTCCTTATTATCTTTTATATGTACATTAATCGACCAGTAACGCGGCCAATACGTATTCCCGTTAGGGCTGGAAAAACGTACATATAAAAGATAAGGACCGAAGTCCCTATCTTTAAGTTAGATTAGCTCCAACGTAGAACCGATACACCCATACCATTCACACTAGAAAGTTGAGTCATACCAGTACGTAGAGATGCTACCATCACACGACGCTGAGTTTCTACAAGTTCCTGAGTATCCATACGTAGACCACGTTGTGATCCAGCGATAAAGTTAGCAGGAGCAACACATAGAGCACCAATATTGGTTGCTGCAGTTGCGGCACCACCAGCCTTAGTTGGGAAGTTATCACTTACGATAACGGGAGTTTGACCGATCATACCGATCTGACCACGTAACAGGGTAGCTTCGCTACCAACTTTATCCATTGTCTGGAAAGTGGTATCATCTAACAAGTTGTAGTACACGTCAGTAGAAACTACATAACGAAGATCAGACTGCTCAAGACCCCAAGCTGCTAAGTCTGTACGCAGTGCACGCAGATTAGCGATTGTAGCAACACCAGTATTGGTAGGGGTAACTACAGAAGTAGCATCCCATGTTGCGAAGCCCTTAACAGGATCAGCACCAGCACCAGCACCTAGCAAGAATGCCTTATCTACGGCCTTAGCAACACGGCGAATCATAGCATCACGTACAATAGGAAGTAACACTAATAGTGAATCTTCTTCTTCTTCGTAAGCCATATATTCTGAAGTGGCTACCTTGTAGGCATTCAGAGTAATTTCCTTCAATTGATGGGTTTGAGCCGCACCAGCAGAAGTAGTAGTACCGAACTGTGCGTTAGTAATCCATGTTGCGAAACCAGCTTCTGGGTTCACAGGGATAGTCATAACGTTAGTCTTCATATTAATTGGGTTCAGTAACGAAGCCACAACTAAACGACGACGAATTTCAGCTTCCATATTAGTAGAAACTTCTAATTCCCAAGTTGCTGAAGCTACGTGAGCGCCTGCTTTGGTCATTAAATCGGCACCAAACTTGGTACCTTCTACTGATACGCCCTTAATCTTAGCTAACAGAACAGCCTTTTCGCGCTCTGCATAACTATCATTAGATGGCTTACCTTCAGTGAAAGTCATACGACTCTTCTGAATAGCTAAAATCTCATCGGATTTTTCTTTAAGAGCAGCTTGCATACCTTCTAGAAGCTTGGTGGACTCAGCTGACTGGTCACCGATACGCTTTTCTAGGTCTTTAAGTAGCTTCTCTGCACCGCTTTCGCCGGTAGCAACATGTGCCTTAACTGCTGCGTCTACACGAGCAGTTAGAGCAGCTTCAGCTTCAGCAGCAGCAGCTTTTTCAGCCTTCTCAGTAGCTTGTGCAGCTAAAAGGGCCTTAGTTGCCTGTTCTGCAGCAGTCTTAGCAGCATCTGCAAGCATTTTTTCAAGTTCTTTTGGATCCATATTCCATTCCTTAGTATTTGTGCTCTCAATAATATTAGGGGTTTCTAGCCCTTTAGCTGGGTTGCCGCTTTTATTAAATTGAGCTTTGAAATTGTTGTATTCCTCAGCACTATCAAATGCCTTAGAGAGACTAAATAGAGTATTTTGATTACAGGGAACTGATACAACCGATATCTCGATTAATTCCAGTTCCTTGATTACAAACAGCTCTGTAGCTGCATTATATTCAGCGTCGAGTACTCTGAACCCGATACTGAATGCTGTTAGTACTTCATCTTTAATTAGATTAAATACCTCGGCAGCCGCCGAAATTCTTGCCTTTATCCAAAGACCTTTTTTATCTATCTTATGTTCAACCATTCTACCGATAGGGTCGTCATGATCGTGTTGGGCTAGAATAATAGGGTTCTTTAGGTAGTTCTTTATACCTGCTTCCCATACACCGATAGGTACTACATCTCCTGCTCTATCAACGTCATTGGTACTCGCATACCCTTGAATGTGAATAGAGTCGATAGTTTCATCTGCGGATGGAAGTTCTTTGGTAAAAGCACTGTTTAAGTATAATACTTTATTTAAAACCATGTAACTCCTTATAACGATTTAGGGTTGGGTTCCGGTTTTTTCGGTGCCCCACCCTCACTTGGGTTTGCTGCAGATCCAGCTATATTAGCAGGAACACGTAGTTTGCTAGATTCGGAATCTTTATCTTCTTCGTATCTTAGTGATACTCTAGCCTCATTTGGTGTAAGAATACCACCATTTACTAACGTCGAGTAGTACGCGGCAACTTCTTTTAAGTCAGGTTGCAGGGCAGATACTTCAGCAGTTATTGGTGATACATCATATCCGTAGAATCTTTCAATTGCGGATACATACTTAGAAACTATAGGTAAAACAGTCTCTAGATAGAATAGTCTTAAATTAGGACTAATATTAGCGTTATTTCCGCCGTCTAGTAGAAGGGAAAAATAGCCTAAAGCCTTCAATATTTTAGTATCGTGAGTTTTGATATTTTCATGCAAATCCATTT